ATTGGAACAGGAAATGCTGGCGGATATTCTCCCCCCGAAGGTAATAATGCTGGACAAGGTGGTTCAACACCTGGCGGCGGCGGAGGCGGCGGCTGGGGAGCTGTTGGAGCTTCTGGTTCTGGAGGTGCTGGTGGAAATGGATCAACTTCAGATGTAGGGAGTCCTAGTGCATCCCCTTCAACCACGACTTACGGCGGTGGTGGCGGCGGTGGAGTAATTACTGGTTTACCAAGTCCAGGCTCTGGAGGAGCTGGAGGATCTGGAGGCGGTGGAGCTGGAGCTGCTGGTGATGCTGCTGGTTCAAACGGAAGCGATGGCTTCGGCGGCGGCGGTGGATCCGGTGGATTTGCTTATCCTGGACCTGATGGCGGAGCAGCTGGAGATGGTGGCGATGGTGTTGTAGTTGTTAGAACACCTGCATTTTCGTATGCTAATGCTTCGGGTATTTGGAGTATGAAGTCTCAGTATGATGCTGAAAAAGCCGGTCAGTGGCCGTCATAATAAATCACAGATTTAATAATAAAGATAAAATAGAACATCAATTAAACTCAATTTTATTTACTAATCATAATCTAATTGATGTTGATAAAGGTGGTTCTACATTTAATTATAAAATACCTATTCATATTACTAACTCAATCTTTCAACCTATTGTTGATAAGTTTATAAATATGGCTGGGGATGATTATTATGTAATAGATTTTTGGGCCAACAAATATAAAAATAAAGGTTATGTAAAACCACACAACCATTATCCTAATGGACCCGATATATTCTTTAATGAGAAAGCAGAACAAATGAAATTAAAAACTGGCGTATATTATTTTAAAAAAAATTCTGGCAATCTTATTATTGAAGATAAACCCATAGAAATAAAAGAGGATGATTTTATAATATTTGATAGCAAGCTAAATCATTGTTCCGAACCCAATAATGATGCATATCCAAGAATTGTTTTTTCTATTAATATGGGATATAAAGTTAAAACAGAATGGAATGAAAGAGGAAGAAAATATAAATTCTTGATGTAGATCAAAGATGATAAGTAAAGATAAAGATATATATAATAAAGATATTTTACTAAATGAAAAAAACGAACAGGTCATGATGGAATGGGAGAAACCCTACATGGAAGAATGTATTAATACACTTCAGCCTCATGGTGATGTTTTAGAAATAGGTTTTGGCCTAGGGTATTCTGCTAATCAAATTAGAAAATTTGATATTAAAAGCCATACTATTATTGAGTCGGACGATACTATATACACAGACTTAACTACTTGGGCCGATAAAAAAACAATACCTGTTAAAGGATATTGGCAAAAAGAACTATCTAAACTAGGACAGTTTGACTGTATATTTTGTGATGATTTTGCATTACCTAATATTGATCCTCAACAGGACTACCGTATATTTGATTTTTATTATCAAATTGCTAAGGATCATGTTAAAGAGAATACGAGATTTGTGTTTTATTGTGATACAGAAATATATTGGCCAGTTAATCCATGGATAAAGTATGAGTGTAAAGAATATAAAACTAATATTCCTTCTAATTGTAATTATCCTAAGCTGACAAACATGTATATTCCAATGATAACCTTTGTTAAAAATAACTTAAATTTAAAAAAAATATATATAGGAATTAATTTATGAATGTAGGGCATTATTATTGGTTTTTTGACAGCGCATTACCCCCTAAATTTTGTGATGACCTTATTAAATACGGCAATGAAAAACAGGAGGCCCTTGCTTTAACCGGGGACTATAGTAGCAAGGTAAACAATGGCGAGCCTTTGAAAGAAGAAGAAATTAAAAATTTAAAAAAGAAAAGAGACTCCCATGTAGTATGGTTAGAAGAGCCATGGATTTATAAAGTAATACATCCTTTCATACATGCAGCTAATAAAAATGCAGGTTGGAATTTTGATTGGGATTTTTCAGAGTCCTGTCAATTTACAAAATATAAATTGAATCAATATTACGGTTGGCACTGTGATGGTTGGAATAAACCTTATTCAGATACAGAAAAAAATAAAAATAAGATTGGTAAAATTAGAAAGCTATCAGTCACATGTCAATTAACTGATGGGGATGATTATAAGGGCGGAGAACTTGAATTTCAATACAGAGATAATGACGATCCAACCAGGACGGTTGAATGCTCTCAGGCTAAAAAGAGAGGAACCATAATTGTTTTTCCTTCTTTTGTATGGCATAGAGTTAAACCTGTAACAGAAGGCACGAGATATTCTTTAGTTCTATGGAATTTAGGAGCACCTTATAAATAATGTTTAAAGAAAAAAAATATAAAATATTAAAACAAGCTATTTCTCCAGAATTAGCAGGTTTTATTTATAAATATTTTTTAATGAAAAGACAGGTTGCTCGAACATTTTTTGATTCTAAATATATATCCCCTTATGATAATGACTGGGGGGTTTGGAATGATGCACAAGTTCCGGAGACGTATTCTCTTTATGGAGATATTGCAATGGAAACATTATTAGAAAAAATGTTACCTATTATGACAAAAGAAACGGAGGTGGATTTATTTCCAACTTATGCTTATGCACGCCTTTATAAAAAAGGGGATGTTCTTAAAAGACATAAAGATAGATTTAGTTGTGAGATATCTACGACACTGAATCTAGGTGGAGATCCTTGGCCAATATATTTAGAGCCATCAGGGGAAAAAGGTAAAGCAGGTGTTAAGGTTGTAATGGAACCTGGAGATATGTTAATTTATAAAGGAGAATTCTTGGAGCATTGGAGGGAAGCATTTGAAGGAGATCATTGTGGACAAGTTTTTTTACATTACAATAATGTAAATACTCCTAATTCTAAAAAAAATAAATACGACGCTCGACCTCATTTAGGGCTGCCTACTTATTTTAAAAAGTGAAACATTTTTATCAAAGTATAGATGGCTGGTTTGATTTCCAAGAACTATATAAAGAAATGGTATCTCTTCATGATAATGCAAAATTTGTCGAAGTAGGTGTGTGGCGAGGAACGTCTACATGTTTTTTAGGTGTAGAGATTGTAAATCAAAATAAAAATATACAATTAGATACCATAGATAATTATCCTACTATTAAAGAACAGAGTATACCTAAAGAATTTAAAAAAAACATAGAGCCCTTTAAATTTATTAGTCATATATATAAAGATAGTGTAGTAGCCTCGGGCCTTTATGAAAATGAGTCGATAGACTTTATATTTTTTGACAGCGAACATACAGAAGAGTATGCAACAAAGGAAATAAATGCGTGGTACCCTAAAGTTAAAATAGGAGGATTTATGGGGGGACATGATTATATCTCTTTTTTAAACCCTAATTTTAGATATGTGGTTGGGGTGGGCAATGCTGTTAATAAAATCTTTAATAATAATTTTAAACTATATCCTGGACAAAGGGACCATAATGGTAGAATATACGGACCTTCGTGGCTTCACAAAAAAGTAGAAAAGTCACTGTTTTAGCTATATAAGGAATTATTATGCTACAAAAGTTAGGTTTTTTACCCGGATTTAATAAACAAGTAACAGAGACTGGCGCCGAAGGGCAGTGGTTTGGCGGAGATAACGTTAGATTTAGGTATGGTACTCCAGAAAAAATAGGGGGCTGGGATCAATTAGGAGCTGATAAGTTAACAGGTCCCGCTAGAGCTATTCATCACTTTGACAATAACGCTGGCGTTAAATATTCAGCTATTGGTACAAGTAAAATTCTTTATATTTATTATGCTGGTTCTTACTATGACATTACACCATTAAGAACTTCAATTGCTAGTTGTGACTTTTCAACAACTAGTGGACAGCCTACTGTCACAGTCACATTTCCATCAGTACATGGTATGGTTGAGGGAGATGTCTTAACATTTAGCAGTGTAACCACACTTACAGGATCTAGTTTTCAAACCACAGATTTTGAGGATAAAGTCTTTGAGGCTACACAGGTTCCAACTTCTACGACTATTGAATTAACGATGGCTGCTAATGAAACCACTGGAAGCACTAGCAATGTAGGAAGCGCAACCGCTAGTCCTTATTACCATGTTGGTCCTAACCAACAATTAGGGGGATATGGATGGGGAACTGCTAACTTCGGCGGAACTGCCTCAGGTATTGCAACGACTACTCTATCAACAACACTTCCAGACGATGCTACTACGACTGTAGTTGTAGCTAGTTCAACTGCTTTTCCAGATTCAGGAGAAATTAGAATTGGGTCAGAAGATATTAGTTATACAAATAATGATACCTCAACAGGAACTTTAAGTGGAGGAGCACGAGCAGTTAACGGAACTACAAGAGCAGCCCATACTGCTGGAGTAACAGTAAGTAACATTTCTGATTATGTAGCATGGGGACAATCATCTTCTGAAGACGTTACACTTGATCCTGGCTTATGGGTTTTAGATAACTATGGAACAAAATTATTAGCACTTATTTATAATGGAAAATGTTTTGAATGGGATTCATCAGCATCAGGAGCAACTAATGTTAGGGCTACCCTACTTGCCGATGCACCTACAGCTTCAAGACATATGTTGGTTTCTACACCAGATAGACACTTAATATTTTTTGGAACAGAAACTACAATAGGGGATACAAGTACTCAAGATGATATGTATATTAGATTCTCTGATCAAGAAAATATTACTGGGACAGATTCATACACGGTAACAGCCAATAATACCGCTGGTACTCAAAGACTTGCTGATGGTTCTAAAATCATGGGCGCAGTACAAGGTAGAGATGCCATTTATGTCTGGACAGATAAAGCATTATTTTTAATGCGTTTTGTTGGGGCTCCATTTACTTTTTCTTTTGAAATAGCTGGAACTAACTGTGGATTAATAGGTAAGAATGCAGCAATTGAGGTCGATGGTACTTCGTATTGGATGGCTGAAAACGGATTTTTTGCATATGATGGTAGGTTAAGAACGCTACCATGCCTAGTAGAAGATTATGTATATGATGATGTTAACACAACATCCAGAGATTTAATTAACTGTGGATTAAATAACCTTTTTACAGAAGTAAATTTTTTCTATTGTAGTAATGGTTCTAATGTAGTTGATAGAGTAGTTACATATAACTACCTCGAGTTTAGAGATAAGTCTAGAACTGTATGGACCACAGGAAGCCTAGCTCGAACAGCGTGGCAAGATTCATCGATTTTTGATAAACCTCATGCTACTAGATATGATACTAGCACTAATGCATCGTTCGATGTCGTTGGAAATACGGCAGGAGTTACATATTACTATGCCCAGGAAACAGGGACCGATCAAGTAGATGCAGGAGGTGCAGTTACGGCTATCCTAGCAAATATTGAATCCGGTGACTTTGACATTACTCAGAAAAAAAGTACAACAGGGACTGTTGTAGGAATGCCAGATCTTAGAGGGGATGGTGAATTTGTAATGAGAGTTAGTAGAATTATACCTGACTTTATTAGTCAAACAGGAAGCACCAGACTTTCATTGGTTACTAAAAATTATCCAAACAGTAGTAGCGCTACAACCAATTATGATATAACATCAAGTGATACAAAAGTTGATACCCGGATCAGGGGAAGAGCGGTTCAATTTAAAATTGCAAACGTAGGGTCCGGTCAAGACTGGAAACTAGGTACGTTTAGATTGGATATACATCCAGGAGGAAGAAGATAATGGCTTTAACAGACGAACAACTTCGAGCATTTATTCCTCGAAATACTTTTTTAATGGATAAATCTTACGCGCCAACGGTAGGAGAAGAAGAATCAACAACAACATCATATGGAATACCTAACACAAATGCATTTACCTATGGTGGAGGTGATCAAAATTATTATCCAGGTAAAACTTCAAATTTAGTTTCTAATTTTAATAGAGATATACAGGCATATAATGAAAGAGTTAAGGAAGGTAATAGACCTTTAAGAGCAGCACAGTTTCCAGCTTTTCCTTCAGGTGTTAAGTATGATCAACAAGCATATAACCTAGCTACCCAAGCACTTGCTAAAGGTGCAGACCCTAATGCTCAAGGTTTTGCTAGTTATACAGGAGGAACATTAGCAGGTCTAAAAGATACAGCAGCCGAAAGAATTCAAGATCACCACGAAAAAGCTAGAACAGGACAGTTTGGTCCAAGTTATATTGAAGGAGAAAAACCTACATTAAAAAGAAGTATAAGTGATTTTGCTTACGACAATATTCCTGGAATAAATAGACCTCAATCTTACGAAGATATTATGACTAGAGGATATATACAACCACGAGGAATGATACCTAGTATTATGGGCTTCCTGAGTAAGTTTGGGTTGCAGAATTACGCAAGTCTGCCTCAATCTGATCAAGCGTTTATAGCTTCTAAAAGAGGTTACACAGGACCAACAATATTTGGAGACAATACAACCGGATTAAATACAGATCCTTTTGGACGAAATATTGACAGTTTATTTGGAAATTATGCTGAAGCAGTACAAGATGATTTTAGTGATCTTAGCACTGCATTAAGTCCAACTGGAAAAATAGGTAGTAAAGAAGCTTATCAAGGTGCAACTTTTAATGCAACAACAGGAATGTTTGAAGCTGATGATGATACTAAAGAATCTATAGCCGCAGCAGCATACGCTAATAAAATGAACAAAATGAATTTATCTAAATGGAGCTTTGATAAGAACCAAATTATAGACAAAAAAAATATAGGTTCTGATTTAGGTTTAATAGATAAAGCTAGAGCATATGACATACAACAAACTCAAGGTGGAATAGATAGAGATGAAGCTGATATTAATAGAGCAGCTGCAGGCAAGGATTCCGCAAGTGGAGCATCCACAGTTAATCCTGGTTCTGCGTATGGAAAATCTCAAGGTTATACTGGAGGTACTGCTAACCCACATACAGATACAGGGTGGAGTGGTTCTAGTAAAAGTTCATCGAGTAAAGGAAGTTCATATGATCGTGGCGATCATGGTGGACGCGGTCATCACTGGGCTGATGGTGGTAGAGTAGGTTTAAGATATGGGGGACTACTAAGTATTTTATAATGGCAAAGATTGTACAATCATTAACAAGAGCAGGTGAAGAATACGACCAAAAAGATTTTCAATCTTTGGTTAGAGATCTTGACGGAGTTATTAATAAACTTAACACATCGTTTCAAGAAGATATGAAACAGGAAATAGAAGCTAAAAATTTCTTTCTAGAATAATGGCAGTAAAAAACGAATATAAATTTTATGGTAAAACAGTAACTGCGGCTGAAAGTAATAACCTATTATCGCCTGAAGTTTATGAAACTATTATTGTTAAATCATTACATGTTACTAATAAATCAGCATCTAATACTCCAACCATTACTATAACAAATAATGCTTTTGAGGTAATACACACTCAAACATTATCAACGGCCGCTAGTGTAGAAATACTAAGTAATCCAATGGTAGTAGAAGGAGGCAAAGTATTAGCCGCTACTACAGCAGGAACTGTAAGTGATGGGGTTGTAATTACTATCAGTTATTTAAATATTAAAAAGGAGAAAATAGACTAATGAGTGATCAAGAAGTGCCGGTAATTTTACCGGAAGAAGTAAAAACTATATATAAAAACAAGAAAACAGGCGAGACTTATGAGACACGAAATGGATGGGTATCTAAAGGTATCCCCAATGAAGACATCCAACAGGATGTTACAGTCACTCTTCCAAAGCTTGATTTGTTTGCTAAAACAAAGTAAAACATAGGATTAAGGTAAAATTATGGCAATTTCAAGAATGCAAGAACCCCAACAAATACAACGTGGCTTAGGAAGCTTACAAGATCCAAGACAAAATTATGGATTAGGTAAACTTGTTAAAAAAGCTCTTCGTGGTGTCAAAAAGGTTGTTAAAAGCCCACTAGGTAAAGCTGCTATTATAGGTGGCTTAGGTATGTGGGGTATGGGAGCTGGTCCTTTCTCAGGAATGAAAGGTGCAGGTTTTCTTAGAAATATGATGGGAAGTAAAATGTCCCTAGGAAAATCTCTACATGGTGGCTCTGGTGGAATTTGGAACATGATTAAAGGCGGAGCTAATAAACTTTTAAACCCATGGCAAAGTGGACAGTTCAGCGGTAAACATGCATTCGGATTAGCAAGTGCAGGAGCATTAGCAGCACCATTCTTAATGAAAGGTGGCGAAGAAGAGGAAGAAGATGAAGAATCATGGACACAAATTCCTTCAAGTATTGCCGACATAAGAAACCAGGCAAGAGCACACTACACTAACCCTAGCGCAAGCACATTATCTTTTATGCCGGGCAAACAATTTATAAAAGAAAATTTTTATGCAGCTGATGGTGGAAGAGTTGGATTATTAGGTGGCGGAGAAGCAGGCCAAGAACAAATGGAACAAATGCTTATGGCAGAATTTGTAAAATATAAAAACCAAGGTGGTACATTAACTTTCGAACAATTCGTACAAGCAATCATGCAACAGCAACAAGAACAGCAACAAGGCGGCGGCATGGAGCAACCACAAGAAGTAGCTATGGCAGCTGATGGTGGAAGAATTGGGTTTTTTGACAGTATATCTGGTATGAGACAAGCATTAAAAGATAAAGGGTATGATT